CTTTTAGGAGCAGGTTTACTAGGAGGAGGTGCTATTGCTACTGGAAACGTCGGTGTACCTAGAACAATGGGTGCTCAAGGAGCAATTCAACGAACCAGCGGTGGTTTAGCTAGAGGTTTAGCTGGTACCTACGGATACGGAATGCCTCAAGGAGAAACAGGATATTTACAACCCATAACTCAAGGTTTAGGACCATACGGTAACATCGCTCCAATAGGTAGCGATCCTTTTGCTGTTATCGACCCTAGAGGTAGAGATGCAGCTAGACGTTTGATGCAAAGGAAAGAAGGTGAAACTTTAAGAGATAATTTGAATCTTTTATTACCAACAGTTGAGAAGTTCTCTGATAGAGCCAAGCAAAGAGATTTACAAAGAGGGTTAGCAGCTGAAGGAGTTAAGGCTAATATACAAGCAAATGTAGAACAGTTAATTAGAGCACAGAATGCTGTGAACCAATTAGCTACTACAGGAATGGAAGGCGCAACAAACGCCATGCAAACTCAGTACACCTATTAAGCGATGGTAATGCCAATCGGCGGAAACATGTTGGATTATGCGAGGGCATTAGGTGCGCTTGCTAATCAAGGACAATTGACATCCTCTACTGTTAGCCTGCCTAGTTATTCTCAAGTTTATTCACCTGACTCAGTGTTGGGTGGTACTGTTGGGAATCCTCAAGTCATTACAGGATCAGGAGCCTCTGGTCAAGACCCATTAGGGAGTTTTCCTGACACAATCAGTAATATTATCGGGTCTGGTCAGGAATTATATAATCAAGGTCTTTTCAATCGAGGAAGAGAGACAGCTTTAACTGCACAATATTTAGATCCAATAGTAGATAAGAATATAGAAAGAACAAAAGAAGGAATATTATTTTCTCAGAACACAGATCCAAACAGACAAAAACAAATAAATTCTGCTCTTGAGGCAGCAGCTAGGATGAAGGCAGCAACAGCTAGTGCAGCAGAGGTTGCTACTAAGTGGGGTCCTATGAAAGTCCAAACAATGAATTTAGCTTAGGAGGTTAACTATGGGCGGCGGCGGAAGCAGTTCTTCAACAATGGAGAACCTACAAAATACATTACCTCCTAAACAGGTAATCATTCCTGACGAGAGTGCTACTGGTCAGGTAGTTCTGAATGAGGCTGCAGCTAAGCAATCTCAGATCAATTCAGAATATGCAGCAAAATTAGATCGTTATAACAAACAGTTCTTCACCACAGAAGATATTAGAAAGCAACAAAGCTTAGGTGATGAAACACGTTTAACACAGAGAACAACTGGTCAAGAAGAAAGAGCAACCCTAGCTGAAACAGGTAATCAACAGAGAGCACTTAGAAGAGTTGAAGGACAAGAACGTAGAGCCGAAACTGCTGAAGAGGGTTCACAACTAAGAGGTACAGAAAGAGTTAAAGGTCAGGAGCAAAGAGCAAATATTGCAGAAACTGGTGCTCAAACAAGAGGTACAGAAAGAGTTAGGGGACAGGAAACAAGAGCGGCTATGGCTGAAGGTGGATCTCAGACTCGTGCTACGGAAAGGGTTAAAGGACAAGAAGACAGAGGAAGAATTGCTGAGACAGGGAGACAAACAAGAGGCACACGTCGAGTCGAAGGTCAAGAGACAAGAGAAACGATAGGAAAAACAGGCTTAGAACAACGTGCAGGAATTAGAACTACAGGTCAGGAAACACGAGCAACCGACTTGCAGAAGGAGCAGTTCCGTAGGTATAAAGAAGCTAGAGACTACGCACAAGCTCAAAGTGCCTATCGCGCATGAATGAATGGATCAAATCTCTAACTTCCAAAGATAGAGAATCCTTCACTGCTTTTTGTAAAAAGACCTCATCACCTATTCAAATATATTTGTATTCCCGTTTCCTTGGGTTTCAAGGGACAATAGTGGAATGTGATGAGTGGTCTACTAAAAAGTTTAAGAAGAGGAATTTCACTTCTGTATTAGAAGGTGAGATTGATTCCATGCAAATGGATATCTCTAAATTAAGAGAAGCCATTGATATGGGAATGGTTAAACAAGATATGGGAGCTGCAAGGATTGCAATGCTTCAAAAAGAATTACGTGGTTCAATAAAACAATTGAATGATGAAAAGATATTGATGGATAAACAAGGTTTGATATTAGCTGGGGCAGATAGGGCTCTCAGAGAGATGCTTTCAATTTTTCGTGATGATCCTATAGAAGGTCCATTACAAGAAGCTTCAATGGGAGTTTGGACAAAGATATTGCAAGAGGAGAGTTAGAATAGATTGATAATTTAACGAAGATATGTTAGCGCCTGCACCAAGACCTATACCTCACTGGGGTACTACAGGACCAACTGCACCTATGCCTCCTACTAATTACTGGGGAACTGCAGGGCCAACAGCACCAGTTGATACAAGAACTCCTCAAGAAAAGCAACAAGAAGAGTTAGCTAAATATGGTGCTCTTGTAAGTTTGGCAGGTAATATTGCAGGTATGGTACCTGGTTTAAAACCTCTTCAATATGCAGGAGATATATTCAACCTAATCACTTAATTTAAGTAATTAAAGATTCTTCGGCTATGCTACGTGCATGGCAGGAACAAGTATTTACAGTGTTTATCGTCGTACTGCGAGAGCAGCAGCTAAACAACAGGTAGTTAAGAAAACATCTTCTGTTGATGTTGACAGAGCTAGAACAGATTTTGCTTATTTCTGTGAAGTAGTAGGAGATAAACCTCCAGCAAAACATCACATTGAATGGCATAAGTATTTATGTACGGGGAAAGATAGTGAATGTTTAGTGGGTATAGGTGGTCCAAATATAGATATACTTGCTCCACGTGGTAGTGCCAAATCTACTATTCTTGGTTTATACACAGCTTGGGCTGTAGGAATACATGCTTTAGCAAAGCAACCTTTAAAAGTTTTATACATTTCTTACACTGTTGATGTAGCTAGACCTAAAAGTGCAGCAATAAAAAGAATTATTGAAGATAGTAAAATCTATCGAGAAATATTCCCCACGGTAAAGATAGCTAAAGGTATAAATTCAAATGAATATTGGAGTATTGATTGGAAGTTCGCAGGTATTAAATCAACTGGTGAAGAAGAGTTTACTGTTTGTTGTGCAGGACTGAAAGGTGCTGTGACTTCTAAAAGATCACATCTTTGCATAATTGATGACGCAATAAAAAGTGCTGATGATATTAAAAATAAAGATATTCGCCAAGCAATGGAAGACAACTGGAACTCAGTCATAGTTCCAACTATGTTTGAAGGTGCTAGAGCTATATGTCTTGGGACACGTTTTAGACATGACGATATTCACAAAAGTACTTTCATACCAGCTAATGATTGGGTTCAAATTGTTCAATCAGCTATCACAGTTGATAAAGAAGGAGATGAGATTTCTTATTGGCCTGATATGTGGTCTTTGGATTATTTGCGAGACAGAAGAAGACAAGCACCTATTTCGTTTAGTTTTCAATATCAGAATCAAATTATTCAAACAAGTGAATTATCTTTAGCTCCAGATTTGATTGTTAGAGGAGAGATATCAACAGATTTTGAAAGATTAGGAGTTGGTGTTGATTTATCTGCAGGTGTACGTGAACAAAATGATTACACTGTTTTTGTCATGGGAGGAAGGATAGGAAACAAGATACATATCATTGATTGTAAGAGATTGAGGATTATGGGTAATTTAGATAAATTAGAAGCATTAATGGAAATGATGGAAGAATGGGGAGTTGTACATTCAGATGGAAAAAGTTATTTTCCCACAGGTAGTAACATCGATATCTGGTCAGAAGCCGTTGCCTATCAGGCTTCTTTAGAAGCTGACTTTAGGAGAATATGTCAAGGTGATCATGGTTTATACAATATGATATGGCATCCAGTAAAAGGCTTTAAAGGTGATAAAGTTGCACGTTTTAGAGGGATAATGGGTCTCTTCGAACAGCGTAAAATCATATTCAATAAGTTCAGGAAATTCGGTCCTTTAACAGATGAGATTGTAAACTTTGGAGTAAGCTCACATGATGATTGTGTAGACGCGTTGGTATGGCTATGTAATGGATTAATGACTCGAGGAAAACTAGAGTTAGAGTATTGACGATTTAAACTGGAAAGAACACTACCCAATGTCTACCCACTATCAAACGTTAGAGATCGAGCAAGATGCTTACGGTTCTGTAGTCATTCCTCTGCCTGATGAACTTTGTCACGATTTATCTATTCAACCTAATGAAAGGTTTGAAGTAGAAGTTGAAGACGAAATTATTACCCTCAAACGAATACATGCTGGGTACAACATTGAAGAATAAGATTTAATTAAAAACAATGAGCGACAGCAATAGTAAAACTGTTCTGGATCGAATCTTAAATTCGGTTATTAGCAAAGACGGAACAGGACCAGCTGACACCATGCTGGTTAATGCTCATTTATCCCAGATGAAGATGTTTGGGATACGCCAAGGTGTAGAGTTTTTTCCACAGCAAGATAACTTTGGTACACAGAGATTTGATTTTATTCAACAGGTAATTAAATTTAATAAATTAGATGCAAGGTTAGATTCAATTTGGGATAGATTTTTAACGTATGGTAAAGGGTTGTTTTATATAAGACCTACAAAGAAAACATACAGAATTTATTGGTTTGATAAAGATGCTTATAGGACATATTATTCTCCAGAAGGTGATCTTGAAGAAGTAATCTTGATCTATCCTTACAAAGTTAAAGCTAATAAGGGTATACGAAATATTGGTCTAGGAACAGATAAGAGGTATATGCGTTTGAGGATCACTCCTCTTGAGATAGAAGAAATACATACTGAGCAGGAGATTAGTTTTGACCAAGAGGTGATGGATGTACCAACGTTGAATAAAACGGTGGTAAAAAACACTATGCAATTTATTCCATGTGTTGAGGTATTTAATAACCCTGACGCATTTGGAACTGACGGTGCAGGTGAGTTTGAGATGTTGGCTAATCAGATCATCGCTCATGATGAGATGGTTAAGAACATAAGAGCTAATTTATCTTTCTTCGGTAATCCAACTCTTCTATCTTCTCGTCCTAAGCAAGATATAGTTGAAAGTGATTCTGATGGTTCAGTACAACGTCCTAGTATATCCAGTCAATCAGGTTTCGGATCTGAGTCTTTACTCTCTAGTTCTACATATAAACAAGACCCTATAACAAGACAGCAACCAGGGTATTTAGGTAAACCTGGTAGTGGTATGCGTGTACCTAGAGTTATCGCAAACTTGGAGCCTTCTGATCGTGTGGGTTTCATTACTCCTAATGCCGTAAGTACAGATCAGGCAAGATACTCTGAACAGCTTAGAAGTGAGATACGTTTAGCGCTAGGCGGTATTGATGATTTAAGCATTACTAACGTAACTGCAACAGAAATAAAATCTGCTTATGGACGTGTTAGTGCTACAGCGAAAAAGAAATGTCTTCAGTTATATCAATATGGTATTTGTAAGTGTTTTGAATTAATACTTTTCCAAGAGGAGCAAATATTCAAGAAATCACTTGCTTTTGCAACAGGTATTAAATATCCCGAGCTTCCTCTTGAAGAAGAAGATATGGATAAAGCAATGGAAAAATATGAAGAACAGAAGATGAAATATGAGCAGAAATTAGAACAAACAGTAGAGGAAGTTATCAGGTCTGGAGATGTTCCTGCGGGTGTTTTAGGTCTTGCTCCTGATGGAGATAGAACTGTTTTATGGCGTTGGATGGGTCCAGTTTATGAAGATACTGCACAAGATAAATTGAACCAATCTATCTTTGTCAGAAACCTACAAGAATTAGGCGTTGATAGCATAGAAGCACTGAAGTATTTATTCCCATCTAAAACTGACGACGAAATTGCTGGTATGTTATCAGGATTTCCGTTCAGAGTTGTTGGGGAACTACAGAGGGCTTACTCAGGTCTTATTGACTTAGTCAATCAAGAAATGAGGACTCCCCATCCGCAACAACCGAATTTACCGATTGCTGCAGATCCGAGATTAAATCTCACCCCGTTTCTATATAGAACACTCGAAAGTTTACAAAAAGAAGTAACCCATGCCGGACGTTATCGCTCAGCCGACCCAATCGGCACCCCAAGTATCCCAGACCCAGCCGATCAACTCAGGGGCTCCAGTAGCTCAGACGGCGGCTCAGGCTCCAACAGTGGCAACAACACCTCAGTGGACAGCAGGCGCCCAGCCGATGGCGGCACCAGCTCCACAAGTGGCAGCCCAGATGGGGGTTCAGGGACTCCAATACAGCCCTACTCCCTCGGCTTACCAGGGATCGCAAGCGCCTCAGGCTCCGCAGCAGCAGCAAGCACAGGCGGAGAATCCTTACAGGGACGCGTTCGACAAGGTAGTGAACCTCCTGAGTTCACCAGTCCAATTCCCGTTCCAGGGTCAACAATCGACAGCGACCCAATCAGGCGTTCAGGCCAACTACGGTTCCCAAGCGACAACCCAGTACAGCGACCCGGCAGCGCAGACATATATGCCTTCGAGCGCGAGCAACCAGGGCTACTCCAACGCCTCTTCCCAAACGTCTACGGAAGTGACAGCGGATCAGCTAAGGGAAAACGGAGTAAGCGAAGCAAGTCTTGAAGTAATTAATCATTTTGGTGCAGATGCTCCAGCATTACTTAATAACTATGCTTGCCAGATAGAAGATTCATTAATACAGAGCAACGGTCAATTACAAGAAGCAACTGGTTTACTACAAGAGTTAGTAGCTGAGCATAAAGCTTATCAACAAATTCTTACTAACCCAGATACACTTGCTGATTACACTTGTGAGTTCTTTGGTCCTAAAGGTCCTCATCCTGTACAACAGGCTGCACCTGCTGATGGTAGGTTTGTAGGACAACAGTTCCAAAACACTGGTGGACAACAAGCTCCTGCACCACAGCGTCCAGAGATGCCTGCACCTCCACAGCCACAAGTACAGCAAGGCAATCCTGAAGAGTTCTGGAATAGCTTTGGTAACTTAGCTGACAGAGATCCTGGACAGGCTTGGAAGTATCTTAACGCTGCTCAGCAGAGCCCTGAGATATTCCGTCAAAAGCTCCTTGTAATGGAGTAATAAAGAAGGGGGGTGAGTGGAATAAAAACCTCCACCCCCATTTTATTTTTTTTTAATTAAATGGACGTTGCAAAAGTAAAACAAGCATTATTACTCTCTGAGTTGATGAAAGAAGATCAACTTGGAAAGGCACCAGATTTACAACCTGTTGATGGATATATAAACCCTTATGGAAGAATGGGCACTGTTCCTCCTACTTCATATTCTCCATATAACGTCGTATAATTTGAGCTAACTTACATAAGTAGCTTTATTAAGTCTTGTTATAATTTCTATAATGGAATTTTTTTTCCAGCAATAGAGGATTTAATTCCTCTGGTATCAGCAAAATTCTTGCGCTGAGAAACCAACATGTTTATTGATAACGATTTTCCAAAACTCCTGGGAGCCGAACTTTATCGTCCGCACCCAGCGTATGTCGTGGAAATGGCTACTGAGCCAGTAGTAGTACACGACTTTACCAAACAGCCTGGACAAACGGTTCAACTTGACCGTT